TTTAAGAACAGATTAAATATCTTATTTGGGAGATTTAATAAATAATGAAAAAAGTTTATTATTGTGTTTTTAAAAATAAAAAAGGAATTATCAAGAAAAAACATAATAGTAATTCTCATCTTTTTTTTATTCCTATGAAAGACACATTTGTATATTTGATGTTATATGCGGTAGATGAAAATAAACCAAATATATATTATGCGCTAGCTATTGCGGAAGATGATATTTACAAACAACGTTTATATTTGAAAGAAGAAACTTTGCATTTCAAAGGGAAGTTTCAGGTGGTGGAAGGTATTCCGTGTCAATCGATTTCTATTGCCGAAAATAAACAAAAAATATCACTCGAAGAACCAGGAGAACATATAAAATCAGATATTTTTTATAAAAATCTAAACGACATAGTTGAAATGTACGGAAAAAAATTTCCAATAATAGAGTTGAAATTCGATTTTGCTCCGCTTTTTCCTGAAAATACTCTTCGGAGGGGAATGAAAAAAATGGGAGCCAGAAAGAAATTGGCTGTTGTTGGAAATATTTTTGGTTTTTCAAAAAATGAGGTAGAAAAATAAATGTCCCAATTTTATGAGCGTCTTTATGATTATATTCATGAATATCAAAAATTAGTTTATGATTATTATTCTAAAGACGCTATTTCATTTCTTGTGACATATTATCTTCTGAACCAAATAGAAACTGTCTGGGATAATGAAAATATGATGGACGGTCCATATGAGAGGATTGGAGAATTGTCCGGGGTAAAATATAATAAAATATATTATTTGCCCATTTTTTTATCTGATGAGATTTCAACAAATTTTGATGCAAACGAATTGGGTGTTACAAAAGAAAATATGACTTCATTTGTAATTCCAAGTACTTATAATTTTACTCCCCATCCAGGAGATTTTGTGAAATTAGAACAGGAATATTTAAGACCAACAAATGATAAATATCCCTTATTTGTCGTAACAGGAGCAGAAATTACAACAAATACTGATAAACGACATTGGAAATTAAAAATTGAAACAGAACAATCCAGAACAACAGATGAATTAGATCTTCAGGTAAATAATGAATATTATTTTTTCGAATACACAAAAAATATTTATGAAAAGGAAACTTTTGAATTTTTAAATATTCTAATGGAGAAAAATAAAAAATTAAAAGAACTATTGAAATTAGAATATGATCAAAATTCTGGAGCATATTTTATTTAAAAGGAAATTTAAATGTCTGATAATTTTCCATTGATGTCAACACAAATTTATAATTCTAGAGAGCAAATCAGACGACAACTTACCGAATATATTAAAGAATATTTAGATCTACAAGACGTTGATTTGACAAAAACCTCTTTTGTTTCATATATTATAAATGTTTTGTCGTCACAAACATCGAATCTTCTTTTTTATACATCTTCTGTATATAGGGAATTTTTTCTTACACTTGCACAATTACCAGAATCTGTTTTAAATCTAGCATCTTTTATTGGATATAGTGCGTCCGAAGCGACTCATTCGAATGCAAACGTTCTAATTAGAATTCCTTTTGGTTTCGAAGATTCTCTAGTGGAGTTTTCTATTCCTGAAGGTTTTAAATTTTTTGCAAATGAAATTGTTTTTTCGACTTATTATACCACAAATATTCGTGTTTTTAATAATTCATCTGCTAGTGTGACATTAACAACGGAAAATAAAGTATATAATATTCCAGTGAATATCGATACAACAACAGATATGGAATTTTCAATTATTCTTCCACTCAGACAGTATACTGAAAATATTCAAGAATTTCAGATTGATGGGGATCTTAGAAAATATCAGTTTGTAAATTTGGATGTTCCTGTTTCTGGAAAGGTTTCAGGAATAAAAGTAGAAATACGAGAACCAGATTCTACTGCATGGGAAGAATTTCAAAGATTTTCAAGTATTTATTTGATGTCATCTACTGATACAGGATATGTTGCCAGGCGATCATATGACGGAATAAAAATTTATTTTGGAAATGGTCTGATTGGAAAACAACCAAAAGCAAATGCGACAGTTAAAGTTACTATAAGAGAAACTCTTGGTGCAGATGGAAATGTTATTGCTGGTGCTATAAATCGAGGGGAAAGAATCTATACAACAACGATTACTGGAAAAACACAAATATTAAATTATTTTGTTTTGAATATTTCTCCTGCGAGTGGTGGAAAAAACGAAGAAACTATTGATGAAACAAGAAGAAATGCTATAGACAATCTTACTTCAAGAAATCGTCTGGTTTCTGAGAATGATTATAATGTTATAAAAACAATTATTCCAAACGCACCAATTCTAGAATCATCGATTCCAATTCTAAAAAGATCTGATCTAAAAATAAATGAAATTCAGATTTTTACAATAATGACATATAGTAATGATGCAGTTCCTACTAGAAACATAAAAACAATATTTCCTCTCGGAACAACATTTATTCCAAAAAATACAATTATAGAAGTTGATGGTGAAGAATATTATACGCTTTTTGATATGACACTTGATACTGAATCATATTTTGGAGAAGGTATTTCTAGTGTTTTTGATCATTTCCATAGATATTTAACTGGTCAGGGAAAAACATTAAATGCTGGTTTTAATTATGTAATTGGATCAAATTCTATTGAATTATATAGAAATGGAATTTTGCTAAATAAAATAAATTATTATGGAAGCCTTGAGTATGGCGATTATCTAGAAAATAGCGCGAGTACTATATATCTAAAAAACATTTCTCCTGTGAACGGAGATATTTTTCAATTCAGGCTTTCTCTGTCAACAAATTATGATACTCTGAAATTATTATCTGGAATTGAGACAGAATCAAATTCTATTACAATCACAGAATTTCAACTCAGTCGAGTAATGGATATAAAGGTTTTTCTTAATGGTAAAATTTTAATAGAAAATATAAATTACGAAATAGATTATACAAATAATATTTTGAATTTTACCCCTGGTCTTTTGAATGTCGATGATGTTGTGAGAGTTAGAATGTTAGATATTCCAGAGGTTTTGAAATTTTCTCATGTGGTTACAAATACCGACATGCTAACAAAATTAATATCTCTTCCTAATAATTATAATGTTGGAGATGATTCTCTGGAAGTTTATAAAAACGGTGTTTTTATGACAAAAATGAGATCTGTTGAAAATTATAACGGCCTTTACGGGCATTATTATGAAATTTCACAAAACCAAATTCTTTTCAAGGATGGTGTTCTAAGTCTTGGAGATGTTTTGTATTTTAAAATCAATACTGATATCGCAGATATGAGACATCTAACAAACGATTATATAGAGTATTCTTATATATTATCGGAATTACAAGTAATTCCGAATTTAACATCAACATATGATATCGAAACTGATTTGATTTGCGATAGAATTGAAATTACTAGAGATGGTGCACATATTATTTTTGATTTGTTTTATTACACTGACGCAGAAGATTATGAAAATTATTCTTGTACGATGGCAATTGTGGAGAGTGAACAGTTGGTAAATATGACAAATATTCCTGGAGAAAAAAAATTTCGATATATTTTTAATAATTATTTGGATATTCCAGAAAAGGAATTGACATATAATTTTACAATTGCAAATATTTCAGAATTAATTGTGAGTTATTCTGCAAAAATAATTGTCAGACAATCTTTAAATATGATGAGTAATGTGAAAATATTGGATTCTGAAATCAACGCATATGATATTCCAGTCATCAAAAAAAGTTTTTATGATTCTGTTGATATCAAAGATTTTGAATCTCTGACTCTTCAATCAATAATTTCTGAAATGGAATTTATAAATTATAGAATGCTCACAGATTTTATAAATTTAAAATTGGCAAATACTACTGGCACAATGTATACCATGCAATATAATACTGTATCAAAACAAGCAGTAAAAGATCTTATTCTAGAACTTCCGACCGAAATTATTGCTGGTGAAAGATTCATTGTAAAAGATTGTGCCGAAGGACCATTAGAAATATATAAAAACAAAATTATCGAGTGGTCTGGATCTTTTTGGAATATTCAAGACCCACTGACAAATGATATTATTATGGTTACAGAATTGGGTAAAAAAGTAATTTTCAATGGATTTAAATGGGTAATTCCTATTTATGAATTACCAATTCAAATTGAACTAGAAGTAGTAAAACAACGAAATTATTCAGGAAATATTATAGAACTTTCAAATAATATAAAAGATGTTCTTATCGAATCATTTTCTCCACAATTTGGATTGAATAAAGATTTGAGAAGATCTGAAATTATCAAAACTGTTCAGAATATTGATGGGGTAGATTTTTGTCATCTAATAAAACCAGAATCTGATATCTTTTTTAAATTTGATTTGAATCTTCTTCAAGAAGAGGAATTGTTGGAATATACTCCTGCGTATATTCATTTTAGTGAAGAAAATATTACTGTGAGAATGGTTTAAAATGGAAACTCTATTACAAATTGCAAATATTCAACAAAACGAGCTGAAAAAATATCTTCTAAAAAGAGTTTCTTCAGATTTGAATGATCTATCAGAACCATGTTTTTATCCAAAATTAAAAAGAGATTATTATGAATTTCTTAATTTTTGCGGATTAAAAGATTCAGATGTAAAAAACTTCGTAAAATATTTTTATCGCGGACGACCAGAAAGTGCATGGATTCTCCATAAAAGCCCAGAAACAAATCTTTTGATTTTTATAATGTATTTTTTTCTATCAAAAAAGGAAATTTTGGGTTATTCTTTGACGATGAAATATTTTTGTATAAGATATTATACGAATTTGATAAATAAACAAATTAGATTTTGTAATTCAGATGGTTTTAAAAGTGCATTGGAATTAATTCCAAAAATTCATCTTTTTTCTAGAGAAGGATCTATTCCAGGAGCAATTATTTTTATGTCTTCTGAAATGGAAAAAAAATATATTGCAGGAATTGCTTCGCAGAATAAAGAAAAAATTTCTGCATTTATAGTAGAAAGTCGAACTAGAATTTCTAGAAGTATAAAAAGTTTTGCAGAAAAATATTACGAAGTATTAAAAACAGGAACTGCATCCAAAACATATGAAGAAAAAACATCAGATGAAGAGTCTCCAGAAGAACTAGTACCAATAGCCGCACAAACAAGGTTTTCAGAAGAAATTGCTAAAAAAATATGTGTCTATAAACAAGTTGATTACAATTCTCATAGAGAAGCGGCATCTATATCAAAAGTTCCATCTGCAATTTCAAATATCGTTATTTCGGAATTGACAAATATTAAATATTTCGATAATTTGAAAATAATTATAACTTTATATTTGAAAAATATCCAGAATTTAAAAATAAATATTTGTGATGAAAATCAATATTATAAACACTTACGAGGATTAGTCGCTTTAAAAAGAACATCAGAAAGAATATATTTCAAACAACAAATTTCTGTATTGTTAGAAAAAATTCTAACTAATCGAAAATTTTTAGAAGAACCAAATACTAGAGAAAAATTCAATATAATTTTATTTCTATCTATCTATATCACTCTTTTTATCAAAAAAACTTTATGTGGAAAATAATTAAAATTAAATCGATGGTTGGGTCGTTTTTAACGTGTCATAAATACCCTTTTCTGACGCCCCAACCCTCGGTGAAATTCCTTTTTCTGTTTCTGTTTCTCTTGCCACAGAAGGATTTGTTTTTAAAAGATCTGATGTAGGTGAACTACTTTGAGATCCTTGTGGGTTTCCTCTTACACTTTCTATTTTTCTTTCCTCTTTTAAAATATTCAAATAATTCTCAAGTGTTGGACGATTTTTAGATTCGTATTGTTTTCCTGCCAGAATTGAACCAAATAGTGATCCAATATCTATTCTGACATCAACAATTGATAGTCTTTGATTATAAGATACTAGTTGTTGTTCTCCGCCCTTTGTCACGGTAATATTTGTTATAAAAGCAGGGTCCATATGAAACAGACCTTTACAATAAACCTTATGTAAAAACGGCCAGTTATAGGTACTTCCATCTTCTGTGATTGGAAGACCTAATAAAAGGATTGCTGCCAAAGGACCAATAATATATTTTTCAGTAGCTGTTTTATTTCCAGGATTTGGATTAAAAAGACGAATATTAAAAGAATATGATGGATTATATACACTATTTTTCCAAATTTGAGGGAAGTCTATTCTAGCACCAGCCAACAACCCAGAAACTAAATCTCCAACTCCCTGAAATCTACTACCAAAACCCCCTTCTGCCTTTTCAAAAAATGATTTTGCTTGTTTGACAGCAGTATCCATCCCACCCCCAACCATTCCAGCAACACCACCAGATTCAGATAATATTGAGGATATTTTTCCATATGTTTCTTTTACATTTCTTGAACCAAAAATTTGACTAATTTCTGCTGCACCAGACGAAACAACATCTGTCAATTTATCTAAAAAGCTTTCTCCATAATCATTTGAAAAAGAGTCAGCCGGTAAATTTTCAGCTAGAAATGCCAACTTTAATGGTTTTTCTGACAAGGAAAATCCATGTTTTTCCAAAAGAGATTCATATTCTTGCCATTCTTCTTTCAAAGAAAAAAGAGTAAGTCCTGTTTCCATTTCTGGATAACAAGGAGTAAATTCTAAAACTGGCATAGAATTCAACATTAGAGAATCACTAATATATGTGCTTGGAGGAAGCCCTATGATTTTTTGAAGTTGCATTTTTTAAACTTCTCCCATTAGAATCTGTCGTACATAAGGATCTTCGTCTTGACCTCTTCCAGATCCTTGATTTGAATTATTAGTTTGATTAACTGCATTTGCAGTATTGTTCATATAATTCGAAACAATATTTTTTGTGGAAATACTTGTTTCATTAATTTGTCCAGAAAGTTTATCATACATTTCTTTGCTTCTAGCTGAAACATATTCAGCAGAAGACAACTCCTTAGAAACTTCAGATTCAATTATTTTTGATTTATCTACAGAACCCATTTGTGTTTCGTTTGTTTTTATATCTCCAGTAGGAAGAGTGGATATAATTTTTTCTCCAGCGTTGGCAGTGATTGTTCCAGTAGATTCAATAGTTGCTCCGTGCTTTGCCATTAATTTTTGTCCGTGTGCTGCCGCAGAATCGATTAATCCCTGCTCTCCTGTGGCTAGCATTGCAGCAATTCTTCGTCCCCTTAATCCTACCTGGGAAAAATATTTAGAGCCCAAAATGCCCTTATAGGCACCTTTATAGTCACCTGAAGTAAGACTGCTGAGAGTATTTTTAAAATTAAGAACACCCTTGAGTCCCATATTAAAAACCATATCTATCAGAGCACCTTGTCGAACAGGATCTAATTTTTCAAACCCTGGAATTCTTTTTGCTTCATTATAATGAGTTCTAAAATCTTCATCAAAAATCTGTTCTGCTTTTGCTAGAGTAATTCCACCGGAAAAATTTTCTCCTGGTTTAATTAAATGTCCATATCCAATAGTTGGCTTTCCTACAGAATCCAAATATGGTTGTAGTCGAAGTCCTTCGTGATGTTTTATCATTAATTTTAATTTTGAAATAAAATCAGATGGAAGTTCTTTTGTAACCGACACATCTGATTCTGCCGCTCCTGTGAATGCAGACCCACCAGAGGCAACAAAACTTTTTGTTCTCTCCCACCAACTTTTTCCTTCAGCCGCTTTAGTTTTTCCAATTGTTGTATCTTTTTTCGTGGATATATCTAACCCAGAAGACATAGTTCCAGGAGACCACGCTTCCATTTCAATTTCTTGTGCCGTTCTCCAGATTGATCTTTTATTTTTAATTTCTTGAATTCTTTGAATTTTTTCTGCTTGTGTCAATGTTTGATCTTTTTTAATCGATTCTATTTTTCCACTATCTCTTTCTTCCAAATATCGTCTGACTTTTGTTCCAATAAAAGGAACATGTTGTAGTTTTTGAAGAACTCCCTCAATTAGGGCATCCAGTCCGTCCCATATAATATTTGCAAGTTTTTTAATTCCAATAACAAAAGGTTCTATTTTCCATTTTACATGGTCTTCTAATGTTTTTGCTAAATTTCCAATTATTTTTTGTTCTTTGATCCATTCCCATGATCGTGCCAATAATGTGAATGGAAATGTTACAATATCCCAAATACTAGAAACAATATCTTTAACACCATTCCAAACTGCGCTCATTCCCTTAGCAATATTTTCCCCGCCGACAAATCCCATCACTCCACCAGCAATTGCTCCTAATGCACCACCCATAATTGTTCCAATTCCAGGGACAACACTGCCTATTGCCATTCCTATTGCACCGCCCTTTAATGCTCCTTTAGCAGCACCTTTTACACCAGAATCTGTTCCACCAACCATTGCTGCCAAAACAGAAAAAATTGATTGTGCTGTTGTTGGTTGATCGCCAAACCATTTTCTGGATTTGAGAGATCCCTCCAGCATATCTTCAAAAATATTTAATGACGCAAAAACAGCACCAATAGGCCCAGCAAATCTAGTTGCTCCTCTTGCAATACTGGCTAAGTTCAGATTTTTTAAAACATTTAAAAGTTTCACGATTCCCAATAATTTCAAACCATGACCCAAATATCTTCCAACTTTTCCTAACCGTCCAAATAAATTTAAATTTTTCAATGCTGGTCCTAAAAATGGAATTTTTCCTAACACGTTTCCAGCAAAAAGAAAAACTTTAAAAATCATATCTGAAAAACTTTTCCATTTTTTTCTCATATGATCTAAATTCGATTTTACTTTTTCATTTGAATGTGCAGTTTTTTTAACGTATTTTTTAATATCAGTGAGTAGTTCAATTGTAGTATAAGTTTCTTTTCCTTTTAATGCCCTTTCAGCAACAGAAACTCGTTTAATACCACGCATAAAAGCTGCTCCACCTCGTTTTCCTAATCTATATAATCCACGAACACCCTTTCCTATAGATACAATAGGCATCCACCTTCTTCTAATTCTACCTACACCTGGAACGGGAGGATAATCTACAGTTTCACCGAATTGTCTTTTCCCTGTTGACTGAATACTATATGCAATATTTTGTAAAAATAACAACATCCTATCGAATTTTATCATCGAAAAAACGAAAAAAGAAACTAAAATTCCGGCAATATTTGAGAATGTATTTGTTCCTCTGGGAATATATCGATTATATCCACCTCTCCAAGTAAAAAGAAATTTGACAGGAGCAAACATTGCTCGTGTAAATAATTGAACAGCAGTAAGAGTATTTCTTATTACTGGATGTTTTATAAGAGCAGAATGGAATGCTTCTCTTAACCTGGATGTTTGACCTAATAATGTAACTTGTAATGCACGAAGAGTTTTGTTTGTTACATCCATTGGTTTTTTCTGTGTTTCTCTATGCGCTTCTACAAATCCATAAATAAAATCTTGAATAAACCCTGTCTTTTTATTGCTTGGTTTTTCTTCCGGAGAAAAATATTTTTTCAACTGTTCAAAAAAACTAACATTGGTTTTTGTTTTTTCTGTATCAAATCGACTATCTAAAGTTTTAAAAAATTTTTCAGCAGGGACCACAACTTCAGCAGGGTGAAGCTTCGCTAATCCGCCTTTTTTGACATATCCACCAGTCTGCATTTTTGGAATATCAGAAGAACTTATTTTTGTTATTTTTTTACGTTCTTTGAGATCTCGAACTTTATCTCTTATCCTCTCCCATCCACCAGAAAACAACTCAACTATTTTTAGTCTTATTTTCGCAAATGCTTTTTGAAATATTTGACTCTCCATAAACTTACCAGCAAAATATCCAAAAATAGGAGACGCTTTTGCAAGAGTAGATGCGAGAAGATTTTGTTTATTTACACTAATATCTTCTGCAATAACTCTTTGATAATCTTGAATTCCGTCATGAACTGCTTTAGCACTGGCAATAGAAATGTTTTTTGTGCCTTCTGCTATAAATCCGACGGTTTCTTTTAATTTCTGAGCAATTTTTGCAATCGACGATTGAATTTCCAGTAAGGGTTTGGTTTCATATTTTTCTACAATTTTTCTTCCAGATAGAGAAGAGTCTTTTTCCAAATCAGAAATTTTTTTATTCAGAGAGCTAATATTTCCTATATTAATTTTATTTTTGATTTTCTGATTTGTCTTTTTTATAATATTATCTACTGAATTTTTCGTATCGGTATCTTCTTTTTTATTTCTACTCTTCTTTATTAGATTTTCTAATTTTTTTTCATCCATTTAAAAATTTATCTCCATGAAAATAATTTACATTTTAGATAGCATTAATTTCGTTTTACGTATATTATATTCAGCTAAAACACATGCAACTTCTGAAGGAAAAATAATTTCTTGCCACACCGCACGAGTATTATTTTCAAACCCAAACGACTGAAAATATGCATCATTCAAAGAATCTATTATAAATCTATATTTTGGTAAATAGTAAATATTAAAAAATACTTTCAAATCACTTAGGGCAATTTTCAGAAAGACAAACATTATTTTTAATTTTTCTTCATATTCCATATTATCATTTTTTATAAAAATAGATCTTATAATATTTTTATATTTATTAAATGCCTGATTAGTATTTACATCCGAATAACTATCAAACGTTTTTGATAAAAAAATAAGAATTTTATTTATATCAGTATCAGAAATAGTTGTGATATCTTGTATTTCAAAAATATTTCTAAAAAAATTTTTATAAAATAATATTAAATCATTTTTAAAAACAGACATAAATTTTGGTTTTGATGCAAATGAAAACCAATGTGTCAATTCATGAACAACAACGTTCTCTAGTTCTATTCTATTTGGCAAACTGAAGATATTCAGATTATTATCAATCATGATATAAACACATTTTGTATCAATACTATAAAAACCTGCAATTCTTTTTTTATAATGTCTTGGTCTATAAATTTTATAAAAAGCAAATGAAAAAATATTTCTATTGAAAAAACAAGGAATTAATATTTTTTCTTCAAAAATAAGTCTATGAAACAATTCTTCGAAATATTTTAGTGTTGGACTGTTGATTATTGCACCCAAAAAATATTTTTTTAATGCATCGTTTGTGTATATATTTCCAATGCTTTCAAAATTTCCTACTAATTCCGTCGTTTGAAATCTTGGAACTAAAAACTCATTTAAATTTTTATTTTTTTCCATTTTATAAATTTATCCTATCCACGAGAGAGATTAAAAAAATTATAGTATGTTTCTTTTTTTATTTTTTCTTCTTCAAAAATTTCTTCTTTCAGGTTTTTGAGAAAATCCCTATTCAACTCATCTAAAGAATAATTTTCAAAAGTTTTTTTAGTATTGTTCATATCTATAATATCTACAAACATTTTATGTTCTTGAGTATTATGATTAATCATCATAGGAGGATCGTATTTTCGAACATAAAAACAAAAACCCATCGAAAGGGCAATATCATCATGTGTTCCTGACGCGGCTTCGACTTTTCCGTTTTTTTTATATTCCAAAGAAATTAATTCCATAGCAAGTCGTTTCGATTTTATAATTTCTGGAAATTGTGTTATATATGTATAAATCGACTCTATTATTAATGGTCGAGTTTTTGTGTTTACTGAAACACCAGGAATAATTGCGTCTCCCCTTTTTTCTTTATATAACATATGAGAATATTCTGAATTTCTTATTTCTTCGACAACTTGATTTCCATACGAGTTATTTTCAATAACAATCACCCCAGGATAATGTGCACATGAATTTTTTACAATTTTAATAAAATCACTAACTTGACATTTTCCTCGAAATTCATAAACTTGTTCTAATGTTTCATAATCGAAAATAGTCAAAGCCGACTTGTCTTCTCCGTTTTCTGGAGCAGTATCTACACCAATTATATAATTTCTTCCAGGAATTGCGTCTGCGAATTTCCAAATCTCTCCATTAAATAATTTAAATTTTTCAATTGGTTCGATTTCTTTGGTATTTTCCTGTAGTTTTTTGATTGTTTCTTCTAGAAAAAATGAACCTTCGTTTGAAATAAATTGTAATTCTAGTTCTTGGAGAAGTTGCCGTTCAGAATCAAACATCTTTTTTTGTGTTTCAAACCAATTAGGATCATTGGCCAATTCTTTTATTTGTTTCCAGTGGATAGTACATTCTTTGAAAATATCTTCTCCGTTTAAAGATCGAGTATATTTCTCAAAAAACCATTTTCCAGTTCCTGTTGTTCCATTCGGGGTAGAAATTATTAATGTACCATATGGAATATTATTTTCTCTTGCTACCTTCTGAGAGGTTGCAAGTGCAGGAACGAGACCGGTCCATGCTTTTTCTATTTTATTTACAAACGATGCTTCATCTATAACCAAAAATGTGATTGCTTTTCCCCTCAGTGTTTTTGATGGTTCGATTGGATTCACTGCTGCGGAATAGCATTTACATCCATTGGATAGAAAAAATGATTGTTCGTTTCGTTTTTTAAATTTTGGTCTTATCCACTTTGGAAGTTTGTCAATAAAGGATGTAATATGTCTAGCAAAAGAAGTGGCTTCAGAACCGTCTTTAGAAATAATTCCAATTATTACGTTTTTATAAAATGTTACTAAATATGCACAATATAATTGAATTATTGTGGATATTCCAATCTGCCTGGATTTTAAACATACTACATTATTTTCTTTTTGAATTAATCGAATTAAATCTTTTTGTCTCTCATATAGTTGAATTTTAACATCACCGCCAGGAAGTTCTATGACACCATAATTATCGCAAAAATAGAAAAAATCATTTTTGCATTTCAAAAATTCCTGGAGATAAATATTAATGTCTTTTTTCATTTTATTTTTAAAATTCCTATATTTTTGTATTCGAAATTCATGATGTCTTGTTTGTTCTCATCAAATTTACCTTGGCAACGCTTGTCCAATCTTGCGTCTGTCCTTTTGTAAGAATCAACTCAGTACTTCTTAAAATATATTTTCCGCTCAAATCTGAATATTCTACAGTTCCTGTATTAAATTTTACTGCCTCTCCTGTATTTAGAAGATTTTCTATAAGCAAATTTCTTTCAATTCTGAATGTCAGAGTGGCCATTGAAGAAATAAATTTTGAAACCATTGAATTTGCAAATGTTTTCGATGTTTCATATCCAGTGTGGTTTGTATAATATTTTACTCGTTCTGATAAATTTGGGTCGAATGGAAAATCTTTATTTTTCGAAATAAGACCATGGTTCGAACAGACATCTTTTATATTTTGCTCAATAATATGATATAATTTGTCTGTCGGTTTTGTAATGTGTTTTATTGTATTTCCCAGAAGTGGAAATTTTGTATTTGCCGAATAATTACTTTTCAAAACATCGTATGTATAAAAATTTTTCCCATCATTACATTTTTCTATTATTTTTCTATCGTCCTTATCATTCGTAAGATGATAGATTGTAAATGTTTGACTTTTATTCATTTGTTTCGAAAGATTTAAAATTTTTATTTTATTTTTTTCTTCGATTGACATTCGATATGGTTCATCATAAATTCCAAACATATCATTTAAATATTTTACAGATTTTACAAATGACATTGGTGGAATTATTATTTGATCAATCTTTTCCTTATTTATACCATCTTCATCTATTTTTAACATTCCTCCTGCTTTTTGTGATAAATCTTGAAGAATTTCTTTTATTGTTTTTCCTTCGAAAACAATATTGATATTTTTAGATGCAATTTTAAATTCATTTCTGGGAACACAATAAATTTTTATTGGAGTTCTATCTATTTGCTTGTTTGTACTCAATTTCATTTTATTCACAAATTTAAAATCTGATTTCACATACATCAATTCAAAGTCTAAATCTTCTTTTTGAATACCTTCCTGTCCAAGAAGACGAATTTTTATTTTCAATGGGTCTTTTCCATAAAGTTTTTCAAGAATGATGTCATTAGAATCTATGAATAAATCCAAAACAAATATCATATATGGTGTGTGAATCGAAGACAACACACGTAAACTTATTATTTCATTGGATAAATCCAAATCTTTGAATTTTACTTCGATGTCATATGATTTGGATTGTTTGAAAAATCTTTCTTTTTGAAGCATGATTTATAGAAAATTCCCTTCGTATAGTTTTAATTTTGTTCTTAATTTTGTATTATTTAAACAAAAAAAAAGATGGTATAAAAATACCATCTTTTTAATTAATTGTTTCGAATAGTTAAATGATTAATTTGTTTGAATGTTTTGGCTTGCCTCGATAACATTTAAAAGTTCTGTCGGAACAACCAGAAAACTTTCTACAACATCTTCCAAAAATAATTTTATATTAAGATTTTTTTCCTGGGAAGTGAAACGGATGATGGTATAAAAAAGATCCCACACAGTAATGTTTAGAACATCCGTGTCCTCAACATCCCCAAACAAATTAGAAACGATCATTTTTTTTCTTTTCTTTCCAAGGCGTTCTAAAAAATTTAATGTTGAATGAATATTATCCTTTGATAGTACTTTATTCATATTCATATCAACCATTTGTGAAATTCCTTGGTCAAACTTCGAAACATAATTTCCAAAAGCAGATGTCAATTCTGTTTTGGAATTTATATTGTGAATTTGTCGAATTCTGCCCATTTTTTGTTTAGAAAAATAAAACGAAGAATGTTTTTCTCCTTCGATAATAGTAAAACCAAAATAAATATTCACTGCTGATTTTGCAGTATATGAATTTGTGAATGTTAGTTGTGGATATAAATCACCAACACTAGAAATATTCTTTTTGTTGTTTACAGAAATATCTCCATAGAATATGGAGTTCTTTGCATAAAGATTATATTTTTCTTTGAAAATAGTATTTTCTTTTATAATCGGTTGTTTTATTTTTTCTAAAATTATTTCATTTCCAATAAAATTATACCGGTTAGAAACAACCGACACAAAATTGAAATTTTCTATGGTGTTTTCGTCGGATTCTCCAGTAAAAACACCAATGAGAGGAATTTTTACCTTATTTTTTGTGAAAAGTTCTGTATATAAAACAGAAGAAAATCTATCTGTATAATAATATCCCTCCAGATCATTTCTTTCTTTCAACCCCATACCTTCGGCATTGTTTACGAACATCATTTTCCTCCTATTATTTTTTGATTTATCTAAATCCGACTCTATACGAAATATCATAATGTTCTACATCTAAACCAATTTCTCGTAATTGATTTTTAATGATATTTCGCAAAGAAAATAAATTTTCGAATTCATCAATTTCTTCTGCCTCGATACCAATGATTATCATACAATTATTAAATATCCTGAACGATAATTTTTTAAATCGCATATTATTTGTATATTTTTTGAGTATATTTTTATTTATAAATCCAGTTGGTAGATCTCCTAATGAACAAATTTCTTTGTTTAATGTTTTTATAAAATTATTATTTATATTTAGTATAAAATCATCTAAAGAAACTGCAATACCAAAAAGACAAAAAAAATCTTCTTGATTTTTCAATAATTTTATCTGATACAATCCTTTCTCCTATATCTTGTCAAAAGCAAGACAACACAATACTTTTGACAAATGAAGACATATATTTTTCAAAATATTTCTTTCTGTCGATTTCATCACAAGAAATCAATTTTATAATAGTGTTTGAAATTTCTGTTTCCCCAATTCCCATAAAATGAACATAATATTTTTTTGGATCTTTGGTTGGGATCATGAATAGATTTTTATCTTGTGCGGTAAAAAAATAATTTTTTATTTTTTCCAAAGAACTAAAAATTGATTTTTTATTGGAAAAATTTATAGAAATTAATTTTTTATATTGATTTTCAATAGCTGGATATTTTTCAGAAACTCCTTTTACTTCTAATTTATCTTCCTTTTCAGAATATGCAATAAATGACTTTCTATCGATAGAAATTATAAATTTCTCAAAAACATTTCTCAAAGGAAGATCTATATCGATAGATTTTGTGTCGATTAACTTTTTTCTAAGTATGAGTCCATCATACTGACGACAAATAATATCCTCCTTCCTCAAAACATTTTTTAGAATATATTCATCAATAATGGATTTTGTTATTTTTTTGAAAAATTGACTAAGTTCTGGGTTTTGTTTTTGCATATTTCCAATTTCGATATTTCGTTGCAATTTATTATTATGATCGGTTAATATATGGATGGATAATTTATTTAAAATATTATAATTACAAGAAACAATATCATAATTATATAAATCAAACAAAACCAGATCACACGAATTATTTATTTTCATTTATAATATTTCCTTCTAATTTTTTAGCACTCAAGTAAAGCAACAATCTTTCTATTCTATTTTGTTGGTTCAGATCCACAGTATTATTCTGAATATTTGAAAAATATCTGAGTACATCCAATTCTGTATTGATTTTTTCTAGGTGTGGTTTTATTAATGGATACCAAATGAGAAAATCGCTTTTCCTCTCTAATGTAGCATTTAAATTATTTCTTAATGTCATGAAATGACTAGGAATTATAAATTTCAATTCCTGGGTTGGAGATTTTAAAACTTTTTTAATAAAAGGATAGAAAATTTCATTTTCTATGACGAGACATAGAACAAAGATTGTTTTTTTTCTTATAGTGTACGTTCTTAAAATAAGATCATCTGTAATTTTATATTCCGTATGAAAAACCTGTGAAACGGGATAGATTCTAAATTGAGAAACTGGATAATTCTGAACCATTTTCATCTGAAAAATATTTTTAAAAAGGAAAATATCATCAGTTTCATTTTGTCGAAGAGGAAATAGAATATGACAATCTTTCTTTATCCCGTATTCTTCAAACCCCTGTAAATACTTAAAAAATATTTGGTTTTTTTCCAACCAAATATTAAGTGGACAAAGTGTTAAAGAAATTGAAAAAAACATTGGGTTTGTTGCTGCGATAGGTGATTGTTGCGTAATTTCCGTTTCTGTAGATATGTTTTTTTCTTCGATTTCTTCTTGAGGACTTACATGTAGCTCTTCCATTCCTTTTATTAGTTCTGCTAAATTTTCGTTCATTTTTTCTCCTTCTCTTATTCGATTTTTCAAATCAAAAAATTATTCTACGTCATCAGTCTTATTTAATAATAATGATATTAATTTTTTATTTTCTGGGGATTCTTCAGTCAAAATACGTTTCCAATCATTCAATGTTTTTATTACAACAATATGCCAAAATAAACAAATAAGTATAAAAATTAAAAAAAACAACCAATCAGATTTATCTTCAATAATAAAAAATATAGAATAAATAAAACACGAAACAGCCAATACCAGACTAATATAAACCCCATTAAAAATAATAAATCTATCAAACCAAACTTTCATTTCAAACTCCTTTTATTTAATAAATTAAAATCCTTTATCAAGAAATTAATATATTCATAGTTTTATATTTTAAATCAATCATTTTTATCAACACCAATAACAGTGAGGTATGATTCAAGAATTCTTGTGGATTCAATCGTTTCGTCGATGTCCTCATTTTTTATAAATGGATTTGGATTTATTTCATTTTTCAACCATTCATTTTTCAAATCAATAGAATCTGATTTTTTTGTCAGACACTCTTTTAAATTTTCTTTCGCGTCATGAGCAATTAAACAACTCACTTCCATTTCTCCCAATCTTTGTCCGCCCCTATTTTTCTTACCTTTCAGAGGTTGGAGTGTTCGTTTTGAATACGGACCAATCCCTCTTGCGGCCAGTTTTTCTTCTGCAATATGAGTCATCTTAAAGAAATACATATGACCAACCGAGATTTCGTTTTGAATAAAATTGTTTGATGCGGGATCAAACAATTTTTGTTTGAATTTGGAATTTGTAAATTTCTTTGCCTTCATTAATTTTTCATAATTTGTGGATTCGAATGGTGGCTGAATTATTTTAATTTCATTCACAAAGTTTTCATCTATAATTTCTGGAATTTGATCAAAAAATTGGTTTGAAAACCATCCATTTTCTGTATTATCAATAATAGAAATAAATTCTTTCAGATATTCTTTTATTTGTGTTTGATTCTCCCCATCTTCTATTTTTTTCATTAGAATGTTTTTCAGATCATTTATTACTACACTCATATGTAATTCATATAATTGCCCCACATTCATTCTTGAAATAATTCCAAGTGGATTGATAATTATTTCAATTGGCTTTCCATCTGGAAGTCTTGGCATTTTTTCTTTTGGATAAATATTTGAAATTACGCCTTTATTGCCGTGTCTATTTCCTAATTTATCTCCAATTTGAATTTTTCTAAAATAAACACCAAAAATTTCAAAATAAATTCCTTTTATTTCCTCTCCTTTTATTTTATATTTTCCGTGCTTTCCAAATTTATTTAGATTTTTTTCTTTGATTATTTTTTTGAAATCTTCATTCGAAAAGTGGTTTTTAAGATTTTTTAGAAATTTCTTCTCTTCCTCGCGCTGAGAATTTATTTTTAATTCCACCCATGTTTTGAACTCAGTGGTTTCTTTGTTCCATTCATTTGCATATATGTTGCATTCCGTTACATATATTCTCTTTTTTGCTTTTAGTTCCAAGCTTTCACCAAATATTCGATTGAAATCATTTTCATTGAATTCTCTAATAATGGCATATGGTTCGTTTTGATCGAGAAAATCTCCAGGACTTGGAATTGGTTTATAGTTTTCTTTATTTAAAGTCAATAATAATTTATTTGATGGAAGCGTGAAACTCAAGTCCTCATAATGGACAGATGTCAGCGAATTATTTTTTACTAACTCTTCAGAAATAATTATTCCGTCCTCATAATTATATCCATAAAATGGCATAATTGCCGTAAGAAGATTTTTTCCAAAAACAATATTTCCGTTGTGCGAAAAATTGCTTTCTGCGAGAATATCTCCTTTTTTGAATTTATCTCCCTGTTTGACATTTATTATATAAAAATCCATATTTCCAACAAATATTTTTCGATAAGAAATATCAAAAATATCTGTTGAATTGTCAACATATTTTACTATTATAAAATTTGTATCAATATATACGACTTCACCATCTTTTTTCGCATATTTTATAAATTGTGTTTCTTTTGTATATAGTCCCTCGCAGCCAGACGAAACAATCGGATCATCAAAATTTTTCAACATAATTGATTGTCTCATTTGTGACGCGGCCATTTGCAATCTTGTTTGGTCATTATTACTCAAAAAAGGAACCAAAGAAACAGCAGGACTAATTATTTGTTTTTCAAGAACATTTTCATCAAATTTTAAATTTTCATCTAATTTTGTGTTTGGTAAAAGACAATGAAGAACCCCACAATTGTCTCTATCTGGGGTATCAACAACACATATTCTTCCGAACATTGATTCGTGCATATCTCTTAGATGTTCTGGAACATTTTCTCTTCCAAACCCACCTGGTCCAAGAAGAGTTACTCTGGATAGTTTTGTCAATTCATCTATAGGATTTATAGAAAAATCAAATTGAACAATATCCGAAACATTACAATTACTTATCACTCGGTTCGAATTAATGTTAAATTTTGGTTTCTTTTTGTCCTTGTTTGTGATGTAAAAATCGAAAACTGTTTTTATCATTTCCGATAAAATTATATATTCTATAAACCGAATTCTTCTATTTATCAAATCTATATCAGAAAATTTTTTATTGTTTTTTAAAATATTTATAATTTCTTCGAGAACATTTCCAGTTTCGAAAAATCTTTCATTATCTATATCACACTGAAGAATCAGATCCAAAATATAAAGAAATCCAATTGCTTTTTGTTTTGGGTCCTCAATTATTCTGGTATTTGTAAAATGTCTTCCTAGTTCTGCTAAGAAATCATCTTTTGTATAATCTTTTGATGATTCAAAATATTCTTTCAAATCCATTAATAATTTTTCATATTGAGTATTTCCATCTCCCTGAATATTTATATTATCCAAATCGAATCTTTTTATAATCGACTGTGGACCATAATAACAAAAAAGGATGAGGGCCAAAGGAATACTTTTTTTCAAAATATTCAATCTTATTCTTGGAATTTCTTCTTTTTCTATCAAAGAAATCGGAAAAATATTTGTACGAATTTTTAAAATATTATTTTTTTCGACCATAGGAATATCAAATAATTGGAAAAGAGGAACTTTTCTCATTCCATTGATAATAAAATAATTATTATCAATAAGTCTTGGAATATAAAAAGATAAATCGATTATATGATTTTCGTTTTTAAATTTTATAATAAAATTATCTTTAATTGTTTTTTGTAGTTCGAACGAAGAATTTTTTACATCCTTGATTTTAAAATCTGTCAATTCAAATCCCATTTCCTCAATTGGTCGAATAATTCTTCGGACTTTTGTTGGAATTGAGTCATATTCTTTTTTTCTGAGATTAAAAATATTATCCTCTTCTAAAGAATAATATGGGTTTTTAAATATCATCAAATGGTATCCTTTCTGTATATATCTATTTTTAATAAAAATTTTATTTTTATTTTCGTTTTTAATTTAATTCTTCTCCGAAAATAATTTTATCAAAAATTCCTTTATATTTTCCGGATATGAGAAGTCCTTTTAAAATATGATGTTTTGGTTTTGAAAATCCCAAACCTAAAATCCAACTTTCATATGATGGGACTGATTGAACAGAATAAAAAGATGGTGCGACTTCTTTTCTATTTTCTCCTAATCTCCATTTATTATAACCAACCCACATCAATTGCGCAACAACACTTTCAAAATGAATATGACTTATTTTTCTACTGGAATTATATATTTCGAATAATTCTGAAACAATTTCATATTCTTTCCTATCTTCGAAATTATGTAATATTTTAGATACTTTAGAAAGAGCACTCACAACATCTGATTGATGAAGATCTGTTTCTTCCTGGTCTGTTTCTTTCCCAAGCATCGCCGAACCAGAGTGATGAAAATTTTTAAGTACTAATTGGGTATTTGCTTCTCCAAGACTTTGTGCAGCAATTATTCCAATATATCTACTACGCAGAACTTTATATAATTCTCCATAACATGTTTTACAAATTTTTGGTTGCTTACAATAAATTGGAGATCGTAAAAATATTGTTTTATTTATAAACGAATAACAGTTTTCTTTCGTGATTTTTTCCAATTTATTTTCATTTATGATAAATCGGTGAATCAACATTTCCGCTTTTCTTTCGGAATTCACAAAAACTTTCAAACAATCTTCTGTTCCACAATCCTCTAATGATTCGTCCAATTGTAAATTTGCACAACAGAAAATTAATTTTCTGGAGAGATATCCAGAAACACCAGTATTCAATGCTACGTCCAAAAGACCTTTTCTTGATCCATATGTGGAGAGAAAAAATTCTTTTGGAGTAAGTCCATGCAAAAGACTATTTTTCACAGGAGTTGATAAAATTTTTCCTTTAAAATTCGAAATATATCCCCTAGTTAAAAGGATTTGTCGTACTTGGTCCCAAGATCCCCTTGAACCAGATTCTACCATATATGATTGTTTGAATCTGTTTTTTAGTGTTTCTTCTATTTCTTTGGACTGTATACTATTTAGTTTTTCGGTAATAGAAGAATTTTCCTTGTAAATTTCATTTTTCTTTTTTTCGAATCCATCAACTTCCATATCTTGAAGAGAAAGAGTAGGCCCAAAAAGTGTAGAATATTTAAATCCAATTGCTTTTATTTTATCCAATGTATTTTTCACAACCGTATGATCATAACACTCATTAATATTTTCTAGAATTTCTATTAGATCTTTACTTTTGATTGGACGATCTATTAGAGGATAATCGGTAGGAAGACAATCATTAAAAATTTTTCTAGATTTTGTAATTGTCTGTCCTTTGAATTCTACGTATTTATTATATTCTTCTCCTTCCAATAAATTATTTGTCAATACATAAATCCCCAAAACAAGATCCTGACTAGGGGTTGCAATCAAATTTGAATTCGAAGGATTTGACAAATTTTTACTCGCTAATAATTTTTCTTTTATTTCGGTTTTTGTTGCTTCTGTAATTGGAATATATACAGCTTGTTGATCCCCATCATAATCTGCATTAAATGCAGGGCAAACCAATGGATGGGTTTTTATCGTATGATCCAAAGAAACACCAACCTTAAATCCTAAAATACTCAGACGATGAAGCGATGGCTGACGATTCAAAAGACAATATTCATCAGCACACAATTCTCGACAAAGAGAAAAAAGGGAAGTATCGTTTCTATCAATACACTCATCAACATAATCAATGGCATTATTTATGAGATTGAATTTTCCATTTTCGATCAATTTTTTTGCAATTTTTATTTTGTATAGTTCCAAAAACATGAGATAAGGAATAACGCATTCATCAAGGTCGAGTGTTGGTTCTGGAGTAATCACTGCTCTACCAGAAAAATCTATTCGTTTTCCCAATATATTGTTTCTGATCAATCCCTTCTTCTTTGAAAGTTTTAAAAGGAGATTTTCATATAACTCGTTTATATCTTCCTGCATTTTTGTATAATATTGATAAAATATCTTTTTATCCTTGTTCAGATCCACGATTGTATTTTCAACTATTTCTTTTTTAACAAGAATTTTCATATAAAATCTATTTATTTCGTCCGAAACTTGTTGTCCGGGTTTTTTCATACTCTTTGAAATTGGTCTGAGATCTGGTGGAAGAATAATAACATTTCTAATTAGAAGACAATTAATATTTTTGTTTATTAATTTCCAATCTTCCGCGTCTATAAATTTTTTAGAAAGATCTTGTATGAGTTCTTGTATGGCCTCTAATTTCTCATATTTTTCAATATCTTGATGAAGCAATTCTGGTTGTGTGGTTACAACATATTCTTCATTTTCTTCGTCTTTATAGAGGACACTTTTCTCTTTGATCATTAATTCGTCGATAAGTTCTTGTAATTTTTTCCCTCCAATATTAGAGATTAGATCATAAAATATTGGATTTACTATAGGAAAAGGAAGAACTATTTTAGCAAATGTTTTTCTTCTTATTTTTGAATGTTCAATCAGAACGTTACAGACCTTACATCTCTCACCTGCTTTTAAATAAGTGTGATATGTTCCACACTGACACGTATAATTTTTTAGCGGTCCAAAAATTTGCTCTGAATATAACCCATCTGGATGAAAAAAACTTTTATCGAATATTTTTGATGTTTTTACTTCCATTAGATTTTCACAAAATTTATCTATATCCAATAATTTTGGCATTAAATGAGTTTTCTCCTTTATTTTTTTAGGATGGGGGAAGAAGACTAACACAAGAATTTATTTTTTTCAATGGAAAAAATATAAATTCTTG